ACGATGGATAATCAAAACCTTTAACACCAAAGAGAGATGAACTATCAAGAAACAATAGAGAAATCTTTAACTGTCAAATGGAAAGTTGATGTTTGTAGTCAGGGTGAACAATGTTGGTGCAGAGTAATCAAATGTGAAGAACCAATCTTTTTTAAAGAGAATGATGATTCAGATAATGAAGAGTATTATGTTGTAGGAAGTGGTCAATTAGATAAAGAAACTGTTGAACATATTGTCAAGGTACATAACGAAACCTTTAACACCAACGAGAGGTGAAAGACCAATTTATGCGGATAGCAATGGCTCGCTTACGAGGCGTCTATCCTTTCAAACCACAACGCAGAGCAGTTGCTGCGAAGATGTGGGTAAGGTTTGTTGACAAGAAGTCGGATAACCAACCCCGATGGCAGGACGAGGAAGAGGAACTCAACAAGCGAATGAATATCATTGGGCAGAACGGAAACACCGGAGAGCATTATGAAGAATCACACTAAGGTTTACCTGAAGGCAATGGGGTTATCACCCGTTGAGTTTAGCAGAACGTAACAAATGCAGCAATCTGCGTTACTTATGTATGGAAGAAATATGGAAAGAGATACCTGAACTCAACGGTAAGTATGAGTGCAGTAACAAGGGAAGGGTTCGCAGGGTTAACAAAGACCCAAGATGCGAGAAATATAAAATGTTAAACCTTCAAAATACCAAAGATGGGTATATCTCGGTAAACCCGACTATAAAGTTTAGAAGGAGAGTTCACCGGCTTGTTGCTGAAATTTTCATACCAAACCCAGAAAAAAAGCCATTTGTAAACCACAAGAACTTAAACAAGAAGGATAACAATGTAGATAACCTGGAATGGGTAACCGCTTCCGAGAACTCTATTCACGCCCAAAGCAATGGCAAACTTGGAAGGATGTCATACACAATAAGTAATGAAGATGGGACTGAGGTGTTTTTGTCAGCAAAAGAGTTTGTTGATGCGGTAGGTGGTAGTTACAAGGTTATTGTTAGAGACTTAAAAAAATCAGGTGAATACAAAAACTATAAAGTAATTGAAAAAACATACAAAAGTTTACATTGAGGCGATGGGGTACACGGATACCGATTTTATTTGCTGCGAAGTCTGCAACAGGCGAGCCGTAGACATCCATCACATCGAAACACGTGGTATGGGAGGCAGTAAACTTATGGACACACCAGAGAACTTAATGGCCTTGTGCCGGGAGTGTCACCACGAAGCAGACTTTGGTGTTGAGTTATCCAAGGACTTCTTAAAAGCCGTACATCTTAAAAAGCTGAACAAATGATTCATATCATAACACCGTGTTCCCGCCCGGAGAACCTTTCAACAATCAAGGCAACCATACCGGAGGACTGCACCTGGACGGTGGTCGTTGATGAGAAAGCAACAGGCGATTTCCCAAACGGAATTACTTACCTACGTCCTAACGTCTCCGGTAGTTGGGGACACCCGCTCCGGAATGTAGGAATGGAGTTTATATTGGCTCTAAAGGCCAAGAGAGGCGATTACATCTACTTTCTTGATGACGATAACATAATCCACCCGGATTGGTACGAAGCCGTTAAAAACGAATCCTATCCGTTTATCACTTGGGGCCAGGTCTTCAAAAATGGCCAACCAAGACTCCACCCAACAAAAGAACCACGATTAGGTACGGTAGACACGGCATCGTTTATGGTACGGTGCGATGCAATCGGGGAAGTTAGATTCGGCAACGAATACGAAGCGGATGGATTGTTTGCCCAACAAATGGCTAAGTGGAACGTCAAGACCCTTGATGCCTATCTTTGTTATTATAATTATCTACGATGAAACAAACCCACGAGATAGATGGCTGGTTTAACCACCACGGTGCCTATGACTTTTTGTTGAGCAAGGTTCCAACCGGTGGCACATTCGTTGAGCTTGGCGCTTGGCTTGGCAAGTCCTCCTCGTATCTGTGCGACAAAGCAACAGGCCAACAAATAATCATTATAGATTCTTTTAAGGGAACACAAGAATACATTGATTCTTATTATAACCTTGCCAAGACCGCAGATATCTACGAGCTATTCGTTGAGAATATGGGTAGCCGCAAATACAAAGCGATTAAAGCAACATCCAAAGCAGCATCACGCAAATTCAAAGACGAATCATTAGACGTGGTGTTTATAGACCTTAACCACTCTTACGAATCAGTAAAGGAAGATATTGCCCTATGGCTGCCAAAGGTTAAGAAGGGTGGATATTTAGCAGGAGACGATTACCACGAGAATTGGCCAGGTGTTATCCAAGCAGTAAACGAGATGCTAAACGGGTTCACCGTAATTGATGATGCTTTTATATTTCAAAAATGAAGATACTCTGCATAGGTGACCCGGACTCCGGGGTGGTGTACCACCGCATCTACAAGCCCTTCACTCTACTCAAGGAGAAAGGGCTTTTGGACTTTCAGATAATCAACTACAAGCAACCAATACCCGAAGCCGATTGGGAAGGAGTTACTCACGTTATCTTTTCTCGTGCGCTTCCGTTTACCGGAGAATCCTTTGCTAACTTCTTTGCTATCTGCAAAGCAACAGGCAAAAAAGTAATCATAGATAATGACGATTGGTGGCACCTGGCGCTAGACCATCCAAGTAAAGCAACATACGATAAAGCAAACTTATCCGGACGGATTGTAAACTCTATGTACTTTGCAGACGAGGTATGGACTACCCAAAAGTACCTTGCTGATAAAATCAAGAAGGTAAATAAAAATGTACACATCATCCCAAACGGATTAGACCCCGCAGACCCTCAATGGCAGATTACCCGCCAAGAAGCAGACGAGGTACGCTTTGGTTATGTTGCCGGTATCTCCCACCTTCCCGACCTGGTACAAAACAAAATAGACCTTTCACCTTACGAATCCTATGTTGCGGACATTGGTGGATACCCACAAGCAGCTAAAGCAAGATTCGCATTAGAAACACAATCACCCAACGAATACGGAAAGTTATACCAGGCATTTGACGTTGCCCTATCACCATTAATCCCAAGTGAGTTCAACAGATGCAAGTCAAATCTTAAAATGGTAGAAGCAGGGTTTGCCGGTTGTGCGTTAATTGTAAGTGATGTAGCACCGTACTCGCAACACCTGAATAAAAATAATTGCATTGCAGTAAAGCATAAAGGAGACTGGGCAAGTGCTATCAAGTACCTACATCAGAACCCAAACAAAGCCGGTGACATCGCTTTAACACTTCACGAAGAGATGACCACCAACTTCAACATTCACGACTTCAACGACATCCGTTTTGAACGGTTGCAAAAAATGCAACAGCTGAAATGAAAAAAGTAAACATTGAAACCGTATTGCCAAATCCGAGCAACCCACGGATTATTAAAGACGATAAGTTTAAGAAGCTTGTAAAGTCCATTCAGGAGTTCCCTCAGATGCTTGAGCTGCGTCCTATTGTTGTAGACGCAAATATGGTAGTGCTGGGCGGCAATATGCGCTTAAAGGCGTGCAAGGCAGCGGGACTTAAAGAGGTACCGATTATTGTTGCCGACAAACTAACGCCAGAGCAACAGGCGGAGTTCATCATTAAGGACAACGTAGGCTTCGGTGAATGGGACTGGGACATCCTTGCGAACGAATGGGATGCTGCTTTAATGACTGACTGGGGCTTGGATATTGGCGGCTTCGACTTAAAGGCGTCGGAGTTTGGTGAGGAGTTTTCGCTACCCGATGGGGATAAGTCACCCTTCCAGCAAATGACCTTTACGCTTGCAGATGAGCAGGCAGAGCAGATAAAGAACGCTATTGCGGATATAAAAGCAACAGACGACTACAAATACTGCGAAACCTTTGGTAACGAGAACTCAAATGGAAATGCACTCTACTTAATTATTATGCAATGGGCAGAGCAAAGGAAATAGTCGTTAAGGTAATCCCAGCAAAGATTGCTAACGAGTTCGTAAAGAAGCATCACTACTCTGGAAAGGTCGTTCCAAACAGCACGCTGCACTTTGGCGCATTCCTTGATGATAAGCTGCACGGTGTATTAAGCTATGGCCCAAGCATAAACAAGAAGGGAACCATAAACCTTGTTAAGGATACTGGCTGGAATGAGTTTATTGAGTTAAACCGTATGGCATTTGACGACTACTTACCAAAGTATTCGGAAAGCAGGTGTATTGCAATAAGCATAAGATTAATTAAGAAACACGCCCCGCAAATAAAATGGGTTATTAGTTTCAGTGACGGAACTCAATGCGGAGATGGGACAATTTACAGAGCCAGCGGCTTCCAGTTGGTTGGAATTGCTGAAAACACTGCATTAAGAATAAACCCAAAGACGGGAGAGGCAATGCACGTTATCCAAGCTCACCACCTTAAAATGAGCAATGAGTTTAGGAAGTGGCAGCCAACAAAGGGATATCAATTAAAATACATATATCTAATTGATAAGCGTTGTGAGTTAACTATGCCAGTATTGCCATTTGAGAAAATAGACGAACTTGGGGCTGGTATGTACAAGGGGAAAAAAATAACCCTCCAAGAGAGGAGGGCTACTTTGAGCGAGGAGGTCGATTCGAACGCCACTTCTTAATTGGAGTATTAAGCGTGCAACCATTACACTTTCCTCGCAGGTGAAACAAATATAAAACAAAGATATGTTATGGACAAAACTGTACAACATAAAAAGGCAATGCTCGATGCATTGGAAAAATCCCTAGGAGTTGTAACCTCGGCTTGCAAGACGGTAGGGATTGGGAGAACTACGCATTACCTTTGGATGGATAGCGACCCCGAATACAAAGCAGCAGTCGAATCACTATCAGACGTTGCGCTTGACTTTGCAGAAAGCCAACTGCACAAGCAAATCAAGGACGGCAATTCAACCGCAACAATCTTTTTCTTAAAAACAAAAGGTAAGAAGCGGGGTTATGTAGAACGCCAGGAGTTGGACGTATCTACGGGCAAGATGTTTCAAATAGAAGTTCTTGGCAACGATACAGACCAATAAGGTATTTAACCACCTAATCAAAAGCGATAAGCGTATTATCGTTGAGCAGGGCGGTACACGGAGTGGGAAAACGTATAATATCCTGCTCTGGCTTATTTTCTATTACACCGAACGCAATACGGATAAAACGATAACCATTTGCCGTAAGTCGTTCCCTTCGCTTCGTGCTTCGGTTATGCGGGACTTCTTTGATATTCTCCGGAACCACGACCTGTACCGGGAGGAGTTCCACAACAAGTCCAGCCACGAGTACCACCTTAACGGTAACCTTGTTGAGTTTATTTCGTTAGACCAACCCCAGAAGATACGAGGACGTAAGCGCAACCTGCTTTACATCAATGAGGGTAACGAGTTGTTTTACGAGGATTGGCAGCAGTTGGTATTCCGTACCGATGGGCGTATTATTATCGATTACAACCCTTCAGAATCTTTCCATTGGATTTACGATAAGGTTGTACCCCGTGATGACTGCGACTTTTACCAAACAACGTACAGGGACAACCCGTTTCTCGATAAGTCGATTGTAGACGAAATCGAACGACTGAGGGATACGGACGAGGACTACTGGCGTATCTACGGCCTTGGTGAACGAGGAATGAGCCGAGCGACTATCTTTCAATTCGGAACATCTGAAATCCCACAAGAAGCAAAACTAATTTCATATGGCCTCGATTTCGGTTACACGAACGACCCCAGCGCCCTTGTGGCAGTCTACCAACACGGGGATAACTTATACTTGGACGAGCTGCTATACCGTACCGGGATGACCAACCGTGACCTCCATCACCACCTACAATCGTTAGGACTTGACCGGAGGGATGAAATCTTTGCGGATAGTGCCGAACCGAAATCAATCGAGGAACTGCACCGATTCGGTTGGAACATTAAACCAACGGCTAAAGGGCAAGATTCGATTAATGCAGGTATTGACATCCTGAAGCGGCACAAGATATTTGCAACCTCACGGAGCAACAATCTAATTAAAGAATTGCAGAACTACAAATGGACGGAGGACAAGAACGGCAATCTATTGAATAAACCTATTGACGTAATGAATCACGCACTCGATGCCAGCCGTTATGCCGTCTATAATAAACTTTCTAAACCAAACTACGGTAGGTATTCTATCCGTTGAGTTATTTATCTATGGAACTGAAATTAGTAGTACCAACATCGCTTGACGAAATCACGCTAGACCAATATCAGCGCTTTGCTCGTATTGAAGGTGAGGGAGAATTCAAGCAAATGAAGATGCTCGAAATCTTCTGCAATGTTCCATTTAGTGACCTGCCGAACGTCCGCCTGGTGGATGCGGTCAACGTCCTAAATACATTGGCCAAGACCCTATCCGAAAAGCCAGGTCTTACCAAGTTCATTGAATTGAACGGAACCAAGTACGGATTCATTCCCGCTCTAAACGAAATCTCGTTAGGGGAGTTTGTAGACTTGGACAGTTATATTTCAGATTGGGCAACAATGCACAAGGCAATGTCTGTATTGTACCGCCCGGTAACAAAAGAGAAGGGAGAACGCTACGATATTGAACCATACACGGCAACAGACGAGCGAGACGAGATAATGAAAGAGATGCCCGCATCCGTAGTGCTTGGAGCGCTGGTTTTTTTTTATCGTTTAGGGAACGTATTAGCAACACATACGTTGCGCTCTTTGGCCAAACAACAGACAACCCCTACACAAGAGAAGCGCAGTTCGGACAAAAGTGGGGATGGTATCAATCCATCTATGCACTTGCTGATGGAGATGTCCTCAAATTTGGAGACGTTACTAAACTTCCCGTCCACCAAGCTCTAACGTATTTGACGTTTGAAAAAGAGAAAAACGATATTGAATTAGCAATGATGAAGAAATGAGAAGTTTTTATTTAGCCACCCAAAAGATTAACGATTACCTATCCTCACACCCCTTGGTTAAGGTGGTAACCTTTGGCGATATCTTCGATGTTGACCTGAACAAGCAGACCATCTTTCCGTTGGCGCACATTATGGTTAACCAGGCCACATTCGCAGACCACGTAATACGCTTTAATGTATCGGTCTTGTGTATGGATATCGTAGACGAAACCAAGCAGGACATTCGCAACCAGAACGAGCCGTTCTTTGGCGTGGATAACCAGCAAGATATTCTGAACACGACTCTTGCTATCTTGAACGGATTGCAATCGCAACTACGCAGAGGCACGTTGTACACGGATAAGTTTGAGATTGAAGGTGACATTATCTGCGAGCCGTTCACGGAGCGATTTGAGAACCTGCTAACGGGATGGAACCTGACCTTTGATATGATTGTTCCCAATACCGAAATCTCTATCTGCTAATGCCACGCAAGGAACTTGTCCAAGCCGCATTAGAGCGATTTGCAAAGCGTGTAATCCAACAGGCGAGGCAGAACCTTACCAAGAAGAAAAAGAATAGCACAAAGGAGCTTTATAACTCTTTGGATTATGATTTGTCGGTTGGCCCAAACTCGTTTTCTCTTACGTTCTCAATGGAGGACTATGGCGAGTACCAGGACAAGGGCGTTAGTGGCGTAAAGCGCAAGTTCAACACCCCATACAAGTACACCAACAAGATGCCACCACCCAAGGCATTCGCTCAATGGGTAGTGCGTAAAGGCCTGGAGGGAGTACGGGATAAGAACGGACGATTTGTCCCACGCAAGAGTCTGCAATGGGCTATCGCAAAGTCGGTTTACAACAATGGTATTAAACCGAGTTACTTTTTTAGCGCACCGTTCAAAATGAACTTCGCCAAACTACCGCCTGATATTGTTAAGGCATTTGAATTAACCCCGGAAGACTTCCAAGCATTTACACGTAAATAATGGCTATACCTGTTGCAACATTCCCGACTACGCCACAAATGGCAAGGTCACCTATTTTTATCACGTTGACCAAAGGTGCTGGAGGTACCGATGGACTGATTAACGCTACGCTCACGCTGCGAATCTTTACGGGTGACCGGACAAGCGCTCCAGCAGTAGACTACACCTTGTTCAAGGAATCTATCAGCGATGCTCCTATTACGTTTGAAATCAGCGAGTTAATCCGTGAGAAGATTGCTTCGGTACTAAAAACCAGTACCACCAACAACTACGAATTGTCTACGACTGAGGGCGTTTGGTGTAAGTTCTCGTTATCCTCCGAATATGTAGATGCGGGTACACCGGGTTCAGGTATTATCCAGAACAACCAATCGTTCCTTGTTACGGACGGATGGCTAACCTATCAAGAGGTTACA